TTGCTACAGACAAAAGGCACAATCGTTTCAGCAACTAACCCTCTTTACACAATGACTTGCCTAGTTAACAACACAACCGATATTAACGGCGCTGTTGGCGATCTTGGAACTCAGAGCGTAACCTGGACTGTTAACGGTACAGTTGCAGTAGCAACAACCGGCACATTCTAAATAAATAACTAAGGGGCAAACAATGGCAAAACTAAAGGTAACAAGGGCAGACGGAAGCGTTAACGAGTACCAGATCACACCAGCGATCGAGTACGCCTTCGAGCAATATGCTAAGAAGGGCTTCCACAAAGCCTTTAGAGATGACGAAAAGCAGACTGATGTTTATTGGCTCTGCTGGGAAGCAATCCGTCGGTCGGGTGAAACCGTTAAACCCTTCGGAGAGTCTTTTCTAGATACATTGACGCGAGTCGAGGTTCTAGACGATGACCCTTTGGAGTAACGCGAGAGTCCTTCACCTATCTCGTAGCGAGACTATCGCTTGAGACAGGACTCTCGCCCCAAACTTTAATCGAACTAGATCACACAATGTTCAGGACTTTACTTCAAGCCCTGAAGGACAGAGCGAAGGAGCAAACGGATGCCTACAAGCGTCAAAGGCGCAACTAACCTTCGCAAGGCTTTGAAGCAATTCACACCTGATCTAGCAAAAGAAACTACTAAAGAGATTGGCAACTTTCTCAAGCCAGTAGTTAAGAACGCTCGCGGATTCATCCCATCTAACAGCGAAATTCCTAGCGGTTGGCTAGTCGGTAATCAAAAAGGCAAGTGGGAGCGCGTAGCCTTTGATGCAGCTGTGGCTCGACGCGGCATTGGATATAAGACAACTCCTAGCAAGCCTAATCGTCGCGGCTTTAGATCGCTTGTATCTATTCTAAACAAGACCGCTGCCGGTGCAATCTATGAAACCGCAGGTCGCAAGTCTGGCATCGATGGTCGCTTTACTCCAAGATTGCCAGGTCAACTAGCTGGGCCAAATCAAAAGAGCCAAGGTCGAGCAATGTTTAAAGCCTGGCAACAAGATCAAGGCAAGGCTAAAGGCGCTGTACTCCAGGCTATCTTTAACTCAGCCGCTAAGTTTAATGCAAGAACAGGTGGCAAATAATGGCTGATCTAAGAATTGATATTGCATCCGAGTTCGTAGGTGCTAAAGCGTTTAAGCAAGCCGACACAGCTACTTCTGCACTAAGCAAGCAAGTTACTAGACTTGCTAAATCCTATCTTAGTGTCGTAGGCGTACAGAAGTTAATGCGAGCGCAGCTAAATGCAGCAAAAGCATTTGCCGCAGATGACAAAGCCGCTCGCGTTCTTAGTCGCTCATTAAATAATTTAGGTTTAGCTTATGCTGATCCGGCAGTAAAGACCTTTATTGCCGACCTTGAAAAGCAGTTTGGTGTCCTTGATGATCAACTGCGCCCAGCCTTTCAACGTTTACTAACTACTACGGGAGATGTTGCTAAATCTCAATCGTTGCTAAAAACAGCCCTTGATCTTTCAGCAGCAAGCGGCGTTGATGTTGTAACTGTTGCTGGTGACTTATCTAAAGGTTATGTAGGACAAACTCGCGCACTTGCTAAATATGGTTTGGGATTAACTCAAGCACAACTCAAAGCAATGAAATTTGAGGAAGTCCAGGCAAAAATTAATTCTCTGTTTGGTGGTCAGGCTGCGGTAGCAGTAAGTACCTATGCTGGAAAGTTTGATCGTTTAAATGTAGCAATTGCCAATGCTAATGAAACTCTCGGAAAAGGTTTTCTTGAAGGTTTGACTGCTATTGGCGGTGGCGGCACTCAAGGATTTGAAAATACTTTAGGTTTTATTGAAGATTTATCTCAAGCTGCTAGTAAGTTCCAGAGAAACTTTGGCATTGGAGTTGGTCAATTCCTTGCAGTTCTTCGCGGGGATTTTGCAGCTGTCAAAGCATTAGGAGAAAGCGTACCAAAAAGCGCATCTTTTATGGGTGCTATACCATCTATTCAGACTGAGTTAAACAAAAAAGCCGCGTGGGATCGTATTAACCAATATAAAAAAGAAAACGCTTTACAGGCAAAGTTATTGGCTGCTAAAAAGGCTGAATTAAAAGCGGCTAAAGACGCAGCAGCGTTAAAGAAAGCCAGCAATTTATTTGATGCTGAGCAGACTGCAATCGTAGCCGCGCTCAAGGGTAAAATTACCGAGGATGAGCGCAAGCGTTTAGAATTACAACTAGCCCTCATTACCGGCAATACAACAGAGGCTTCTAAACTCGCTGGAGAACTTGGTAAGGCTCAAGGACTAAGCGCTGGACTTATTGCCTACTTAAAAGATTTGCCAGATGCTAAGAACCCGTTTGCTGGCTGGGCTGCTTACTTGGATGCTATTCAGGCACAAGTAAGAGCAATAGCAGTCAGCGCAGTTCCAAGCGGTGTTAGCGGAGTTACTTCAAACTTTGGTGACATAGGTTTAGGCGATATGACAGATTTCATTCCTGCCAATCCATCGTTTAACCAAGCCTTCCCTGCAACCGTTAAGGTTGATCTATACGTAGATGGCACAATGCTCGCAGATGCCATTACAGTCAAGCAAACTAATGACTCACTTTCAGGCAACAAGATTTCTATTAACCGTCGATCTGGATCATTCGCCGAGACACCTACGCCATGACTTTACCTGCTCAGATAAGCGTATCCTTTGACTTTACATCGGGCGCTACCTTCGGTTATCCCTTTACTATTGGCGATATCAAATACGGTGTATTAGGCACAGGCACATTAGCCTCAACTACTACTCCAGAGCCAACAGTTGATTTAACTCCAGACGTTTATTCTATTAGCATTCGTCGAGGGCGCAACATTATGCGCGACACCTACGAGGCTGGTCAAGCAACTATTCGAGTCCTAGATCCTCTCAGCTACTTTAATCCGCAGAATACTTCTAGCCCTTACTTTGGCTTCCTAACTCCGCTACGCAAACTGCGCGTGTCAGCAACAGTCGGCGGAGTTGGTTACTTCCTATTCTCTGGCTATACCATCGAGTACAAGTACACCTATCCTAAAGGTCAGGAAACTGGCTATGTTGACATTGTTTGCGCAGATGCGTTTAGACTTATGCAACAGGCAACTGTTACAACGGTTGCAAGTGCTACAGCAGGACAAGATACCGGCACACGCATAGGCAAGATCCTTGATCAAGTGTCTTGGCCTACATCGATGCGCACCATAGATACCGGCAACACGACCTGTCAAGTTGATCCTGGAACTTCTCGCACTTCCCTTGATGCATTAAAGAACGCAGAATTCTCCGAGCAAGGCGCATTCTATATTGACTCAGAAGGCACAGCAGTATTCCTCAGCCGCACCAATGTAATCAAAAAATATGGCGAGACTCCGATCGAGTTTGATCAAACTACTGGCATCCCTTATACGAACCTAGTCTTTGCCTTTGATGACAAATTAATCATTAACAGCTCAGGAATGACCATTGTAGGTGGTACTGAGCAAGTCTCAGAGAATGCAGCCTCGATCGCTAAGTACTTCTCGCATCAACTTAATCAGACTAACTTGGTAGCCCAAACTAATGCAGACGCCCTAAACATTGCCAAGATATATGTGGCAACTAGAGCCGAGACAACCATCCGCATCGATGCGATGACAGTCGATCTATTAGATCCAGATGTACCGACTGCCACAATGCTAGGGCTGGATTACTTCTCTAACCTAAAGATTACGAATGTTCAGCCAGATGGCTCAACGATCGTTAAGACACTACAAGCGCAAGGACTGGACTGGAATATAACGCCAAACTCCATGAAGGTAACTGTGACAACACTTGAGCCAATAGTTGAGGGCTTCATCATAGGCTCGGCTGTATCAGGTATAATCGGCACTAACATAATGGCGTACTAGGAGATATAAATGGCAACAGGCTTTCCAGCAAGCACAGGCGATGTCCTAAGCGCGGCTATGTTCAACGGGTTAGTAGCGTTCACGCTCAATGCCCAGACTGGCACTACTTACACAACAGTCCTAAACGACTCATATCAGACTTTGATTACCCAGAGCAATGCTTCAGCGAATGCGATCAAGATCCCGACTAACGCAAGCGTGGCGCATCCGATTGGCACAGTAATAACAGTCCTAAACATCGGCGCTGGTCTTTGCACCATTTCAGCAGTTACTTCAGGCACAACCACAATCCTTTCAGCCGGTGCAGTTGCGGCATCTCCTACGGTTGCCCAGTACAAGTCAGCAGCTTGCATTAAGACTGGCACAGACACTTGGTACGTCGTAGGTGCAGTAGCCTAATGATCGCTAATGTAATTACATCCTTATTTGCAACGCCTGCTCCAACCGCTCCAACATCCGTTGATTACTTAGTTGTTGCAGGTGGCGGTGGCGGTGGCTACGGCGGCGCGGGCGCAGGTGGTTTTAGAACTGGAACTTCGTTTTCAATAGGTGCTTCTTTTACTGTGACAGTTGGCGGCGGCGGTGCTGGCAGAGTAAGTGGTGGTCTTGCTGCTGGAACTAGCGGACTAGATTCTGTATTTTCAACTATTACATCTACTGGCGGCGGTGGCGGCGGTGGTTTTAATACTGCGGGTGATGGATTAAATGGTGGTTCAGGCGGTGGCGCGGGATACACAGTAAGTGCACAAAGTTTTAACGTCGGTTTAGGAAATACGCCATCAACAAGTCCATCACAAGGTAATAATGGTGGCACTAACCGCACAGCAGGTGACGGACAAGGCGGCGGCGGTGGTGCTAGTGCAGTAGGTGTAAACGGGGCTGCGGGTGTAAGTGGCAACGGCGGTGCAGGAACAGCATCTAGCATTACAGGTTCATCACTTACTTATGCAGGCGGTGGTGGCGGGTCTGGCGGCACAACTCCGACTACCTCAGCAGGCGCAGGCGGTTCAGGCGGCGGCGGAGCGGGCTCTGTTACTGGAAATGCAACAGCAGGAACGGTCAATACTGGCGGCGGCGGTGGTGCTGGTAATTTCAGCGCAACACCTAATGCTGCTGGTTCTGGCGGGTCGGGTGTTGTTGTTATTGCGTATCCAAATACATTCCTTCCTTTAACTACTATTGGTGGAACTTTGGTTTATGACGAACCAGTAAGAAGTGGATACCGCGTATATCGATTTACAGGCGGAACAGGAACGGTAACTGTCTAATGGCTCATTACGCATTCCTAAATGAAAATAACATCGTGACCGAAGTAATTCCAGGCCGCAATGAGTGGGAAGAAGTAGACGGAATTACCGACTGGGAGCAAGCCTATTCAGAAATAAGAGGTCAAGTCTGCAAGCGGACTTCTTACAATGGCAATATCCGCTACAACTATGCTGGAATTGGTTATACATACGATCCTGACGCAGATGCTTTTATTGCTCCGCGTCCTGAATGCGGTCATAAAGAGTTATTCTTAAACGATAAGTTTAGATGGAATTGCCAGCGCTGCGAATTAGACTTTAAGAAGTTATTAGATGAAGCCTAGATTATGCAAAGCAGCGATCCAGTTAAGAGAACAGTTCGATGACAACTTTAGCGATCGTGACCGTACCTCAGACGGCTGGATCGGTGATAGTCGGCACTCAGCTCGTAAGTCTGACCATAATCCAGATGGCCAAGGTTGGGTACGTGCCATTGACATTGACCGCGATTTATCCGGCAAGGCTAAGCCCGACCTCATGCCCGATGTGGCAGATCAACTTCGCATCTTGGCAAAGCGTGATAAACGCATCTCGTACATCATCTTTGCAGGCAAGATTGCCAGTTCTAAATCGCTATGGCGTTGGAGAACTTATACAGGCATCAATAAGCACGATCATCATTGCCATATATCTTTCAATAGCAAAGGCGATCAAGACGGTTCGTTCTTTCAAATCCCACTACTAGGAGCAACTAAATGAATATGAAGCATCCAGCAATAATCTCTTTCGGCGCATTCTTAGCTGTATGGGGTACAACTTCTAACTTCTCCCTTGACTATCGGGCGATCCTTGGTTCGATCGTTGCCGGTATCTTTGGGTATGCCACTCCTAAGAAATGAGCGCACAGGATTATGCTGCACTTGCAGTAGCGATCGTGACGGTTCTAGGTGGTGTAACTGCCATGCTCAACTTTATGATCAAACATTATTTAGCGGAACTGAAGCCCAATAGCGGCTCATCGATGAAGGATGCAGTAAATCGTTTAGAGACACGCGTGGATAAAATCTACGAAATCTTATGCGATAAGTCACAATAATCCTATGGCGCGCAAACGAGTTATAGACCTTGAGGATTACTCAATGCTAGAGACTTACTGCATTGGGTTAAACGAGTACTGGAAAAGCCTA